TGTGGAGTATCTACAGGGCTAACCCAGTCACCACCCCAGGCAAGACCTACTTTCTTTGACTTGGCAATTTTAGCAACTTTTTTTATGCCTTTGTTGTTATATGTGTCATCAGTGATTCTTCCGTCTCCGTCTACATCATACTTCAAAGCAATGTCAAAAGCAATTCCCCACTGGTGCTGGCTGGAATAGTCGCTTCCTTTTGCATTGGTTACAATGTTTCCTTTCTTTGTTCTGCCCTGAGCATACAAAGCGTCCTGCTCTGCCTTGCTTCTAAATCCCTGCGTAATAATAAGGTATATCCCTTTCTTTGCACACTGCTTAAGCAATAAAGTTAACTTGTAATTAAGCCAAGGATGTAACTTAGTTCTGTCAATTCTAATATCGTGTTCTTTTTTCATTATTCTTCCTCACTTTCCATTACTTTTATACCGTATTCTTTAGCACAAGTATTCTCAATCTTACATCCTCTGTATTTCTCCCAATCTTTACAGAAATATGCAATATCTGCATCTGCCAAAAGTTCCAAGCTCTTACCTAAAAACCACAATGGCTTTGCATTATGTGGTGCATTTTCAAAAAAGCTATCAATGATTTCTACATCCTCATTGTATGTTTCTTTAATTCTATTAACTGCTTTTGCCCTCTCTTCTTTAATCTGTTCATCTGTTTTGTCTCTCATTGGCTGACTTATAAATACTTTCATTTGTCTATTCCTCCACTTCCGGCAATCCTGCAACACTTGTTAACATACTAACCACTCCTGCTGTTGCAGAAATTCCAATTATTGAAACCCAATCAAGCTCTGTGATTAAATTTCCAACAGTAATTAATGATACTGCTGTCTGTGCCATTGTTTTTACAGCTCTGACACCTGCTGCCTTAATCCAATTCTTTGTCTTGTCACTCATTCGTTTACTCCTTTCCCTGCTTCATTGGCAGTTCCTTTACTCTCTTATAAATCTCTGTTCCTGTTCCATTTCCGCCCAGTGCGTGATATGCCTTGTATAAATGTTCAAAATCATCCAAAGCCTCAACTGATATATGCTCCTGAGCTATGTACTGTTTTCCCAGCGTGTATATCTTGTTATGCAAAATTGCAATAACTCCGTCCTTAATTAATTTATATGATGAATTTTTTAATTTGACATAATTAACTGCACTAACAAAAATTGCACCAATTAATGAAGGAATCCCACACAAGGATAAAATCTGATAAAGTGTCATATGTTTTTTCCTCGACTTTCTCTGTTTTTTGGTATAAAAAAAGACCTCTAAGGTCTTGAACGTATCTCCATATTGATTTTTCCTTTCTATTCATCTTCTTTTGCGACAAATGTAACATTGAATGGTAGCCAATCGCCTTTCACGCAAGTAGTGAAAGAGCCAGCTCCATATCTTGACATTCCGCATACGCCGTCTGCGCCTATAGCCAACTGCCAGCGGTTAGCTCCTGAACCTTGGCAAACGAAATATAGCGTAGAATCAGGTCGATAGCCTTTCGGCAATGTAAACATATGAATTGAATCATATCCGCTTGATATATTATAAGATGGTGTGAGGCAACCATTCCCGCTATTTTTTTTGCATATACAATTCCTTCTTCATCTGTTGCTCCGAATTTTCTAAAATTGCTATAGTTAGCTATAATTTCATTCCATTTAGCACCTGTAACGCTAATCTTTCCATCATCTATCGATAAGGTCGTCGAATCACTACTAATTGATGCTCCGTTTTTTCCGTACAGTGACGCTTGCTCATTCTGCATATTCAATACAGCATTAGGAATGAAAGAACTTTCGAACGTGTCCTCTTCTTCATTAACTGTATCTAATTCATTAGATGTCGACGCTTCCATTCTTATTCCACGTTCAGTATTTATTAATTTGAAGCGTTCATATAAATCATCGCCATTTACATCTAACGAATGATGAATCGTATCAATCTCAAAAACGCCTGTAGCTTTAATGTTCTCAGCGAATAGCTTAGATACATCAATTTGCTTTGCTGTTACTGTTCCTGTCGCTATCTTTCCTCCGTCAATAATAGTCGTATCGTTATTGTAGCACCAATTTTTAATCGAATTATTTTCAACCAAATCAGATATACTTTTGATTTTCGCTGAGTAGTCAGTTGCTTTTCTCCCTTTCTCAAGTTGAGCCTTGTATACGTTAAGGATTCGGATGTTACCGTTGAAAAATATTACAAGGTCGTTTTGTGTAGCTCTGAATGTGATTTCTACCTTAGTCCATTTGCCTTTTGCCAATTCTTGCGATATTCCCTCAATCTTAATTTCTCCGACTGCACTGTATATCATCGCTAAGGCATATACGGAAAAAGTATAATATTGGTCTACTTCCAATATGGAAGGAATAGTTAATTTAAACCCTTTAGTCGCCGATTCAGGCGCCGAAAAACAGCCACATTTTCCTTCTTCTCCGTCTCTGTCAGGCAACGCTATAATGCTCTCTGTAAAATTCATAAGCCCTCTCTTTCATTAATAAAGAAGAGCGCATTGACGCTCTTCTTTGACTTACTAATTTTCTTCTGTTTCTTCCATTGGCTCTTCACCTTCTGCATCTTCTTCTGTATCGAACCAACTTTCTACTTCTGCAAGGTCTTCTTCTGTCAGCACGTTTTTTTCGTAGTACTTCAATGCGTACTGCATTACCTTGTATTCGTCCTCTCCTGCTTCTTTCATTGATGTTAATGTCTTCATCACAAAAATTTTTAAATCAAATTTTGCCATCTCAAATCTCCTTTCTATTCTGCTTCGCTTGCAGATGCAACAATGGCATCGCTAAGCTCTTTGAATTTCTTGTCAATGTATGATTTTGTGTCTGCTACATAAGTAATCTGCATTTCTGCATTCTGGTCGTTCCAAATTGTCGTGTTCGGCTTATTTGTATGCAATGCAAGGAGTTTTTGAACCTCTTCGACTGTTAGGTCGGTTACAATTGGTTCTTCTAATTGAGCAATGATAGCTATCTCTATATCAGCCAAATATTCATTAAGTTCATTTAATGTATAATTTTCATTTTTGGGAGGAGCTAAATACATATGCCTTTGTGTTATACCAAATATCCAACTATTATCTTTAGGTGTTCCCCAGTCGGAATAACTCGCTATGTTGCAAAAGCCTTTTACAGATTTTTTATAATTATTTTTTAGACAATTGATTTTTACATATCTTCCCGGACAATCAGCTGACTCACTAAAGCCTTTAAATTTAAATTTCTCTTCTGAAATTCTCTGTATCAACTGTCCTGTTCCATCTGTCCTAACGATTAACTCGTCTCGAACATCGTCAATTCCGTTTAATTCGTAGTTAAGAGTTGCTGTCTGAAGGGGTTTATAAGGCTCTATACTATTAATATTAACGTTAGAATAATCACCTTCAAAAACTGCAATATCATCAAATCCAGCTATATTTCCTTTTTTATTATATATTCCTATATATATATAATATTGCTTAGGATTGTTAGGTAATTCCGATAGTGTTTTTAATACAACTTTATTTTCTTTGCAATATGCGTAATTTGTTAATTTAATTGTAGCGTTTCCACTTCCAAAAAAGCAATTACTTATTTGGGTAGCATTATTAAAAACAATAGTATAAGCTTTGTTCGCTTTTATTTCCTTAATAATATTTTTTAACGGTATAGATATATATATATACTCGCCAACTTCATTTATTTTAATTTTTATTTTATTTTCTGATTCTTCAAGTTTTGTAACTTTAGTATTTTTATCAAAACTAACAGTTGGTACAGATTGTTTTAATATGTTTTTCCCGGATATATTTAATTTTGGATTCTCAACGCTTACTATCTCCTGCGGATAATCAGGACTAGGACTTGGCTGTCCGCCTGTATATTCTTCCCAATCTACTACTGTTGAGCTTTCGGCGATAATCGGATATATGACTTCGTTGTATGTTTTATTTAAAGTAAATCCTATGTTTCGGATTCCCGTAATTTTAATTTCCTCTGGATATTTTTCTCCTTTTACATTAATAACCTGTCCGTTCCCTGATGCTATAATTGTTTGTCCTTGAAAAATTGCACAATCTTTTATGTAGTAGCTTTTTCCTACTTCTAATGTGATTATTGGCGTTCTATTTTCCCAGTCTGAATAATATCCACCTTTCAGCCATATATTGCCTATTTGTCCTGTTGCTGTTCCTGTTTTTTTAAAACTGCCGTCTCCGTTAGGCGTGTATGTTACTCCATCACCTGTTCCACCTTTTGCATCTTTCAAATTCAAAAGCTGTATGCCCTTAGTAGTCTTTTGTTCTGATTTCCCAAACAAATGCAATTCCTGAATATTCATATCTGACGAATCAGTTAGATTAATTTCTGTACCTGATTCGGTTGACTTAATTAATGTTGTATCCTGAATCTTTCCCATATCTTCGGGAATGCTCTGTAAGACTTCTAATCCCTTCTGGTTAATTTCTTCTTTCTTTGCATCTGCTGCATTAACTATAGCTTCCTTTAGTGAACTAGCGTTATTTGTAATATCATTATTGATTTTATTTAATTCTGTCTTTTTTGCATCTGTTAAGTCGCTAATTTCTTTCTTTGAATTTGTAGTTAATGTATTAATCGCATTCTTTGAATCTGTAGTAGTTTTATTTATCTCCGCAATGCTGTCTGCTCGCTTCTGTTCAAATTCTGTTACTGCCTGATTAACATTACTTTCTGACTTTTTAACACTTTCTTCACTTGCCTTTGCATTCTTTTCCGAAGCTGCTGCATTTGTGGCTGATGTGCCAGCATTGGTTGCTGAACCTTCAGCATTTAAAGCTGACTGTGAAGCAGAACTTGCAGATACAGACGCGCTTGAGGCTGATTCACTTGCAGATTTAGCGCTGAAGCTGGCTGATTCTGAATATTTTTTACTCTGCTCTGTTAACTTCTCAACTTCTGATTTGTTCTGCTCTGCAGCATTTAAATACTCTTTTGCTTTATTTGCGCTATTCTCTGCGTCAGTTGCTTTCTCCGATGCTTTTTCTAAATATTCACCATTAATTTCTACCTTATCTGTCGCTTCTTTAACCAATGCTTTTGTCTCTGACATTATATTAATAATCTGATTATAAATGTCAGGACTCACTTCATCTGCTACGTCAACCGGTGTTCCTTCCTTAATAGGCTGACAAACAACCGTAGATGTTATTCTCTGACCGTTTTCACTATCTCCAAATATTCCAACAAACAACTCACAGTCTTCTTTAAATAACGAGCTCGGAAGCTGACTTGCTTCAATTTTATTATTTTCAACTAACAATTTTATTGCTGTTGTTTTGTCGTATTCATCCACATAGATTACCGCTGTTTTTGTAAAACTGTCCCATTCGTCTGAAAAAATAAACTCTATTCCTTCAAGCTTTGCTATTCCTGATACAATCTCGTGTCTATTAACTATTTTCGCCTGTTGTCCTTTTATTTCTATAACTATGTTCATCTTTTTCTCCTTTAATCCACCATCCATACTGCATGAACCGGTATGCACGTTCCAGTGTCAATTGCTATAGGAACACTTGCTCCATAATAATCGAAACTTACTGTACCTCCCGGATTGATTGTCATCATCCATCTGTTAGTTGTTCCCAAACCTCCTTCTTGGATTGTCCATACGTTACGTGAAGGTCTCATATCTGTAGGAATATTCTTAAAAATATTATCGTGCGCAGAAAAAACAGTTGAATTTGTTATAATACCCACCAATTCTACAGTTTTTCCAACTCTTCTAATTCTAGGTGCATCAGTAGTGGACCATGCTGATATGCCATTTCCACATTCAACCGGTTTCCAGCCCGTGTCATATACACGTTCTTGAAGGTCCGTAATGTTTTTTGCATTAGCTCCTATCCTTGTTTGTAACGAATCCCTCGTGTTTTCAAGATAATAAGTAATGGCCGCATTGCTTACTGCATTTTGACTTTTATTCGAGCAAACAGAATCAACTTCAGGTGTATCACTTAAATTCTTATATGATCCAGTAAAAGCCACCGTCTTTAAGTCTGTAAAAATTTTCTTTATTTTCCCAAAGATAATCTTATGTGTTTCTCCTGACACTATGTTCTGTCTTACTGAATTTTCACTAAAAGTAACCTTGTTATTATCACTATTTCCATCTACTGATAATTTCTTCTTTACTTCTTCATCTGTAGCTTTGATTTTTTTGTCTATGGAATCCATGTTGTCATTCTGTACACCAATATCATATTTTTCCGCTTCATCCGGCTTTTTTAATTTTAAATAATCTGTTGTAACCATTTTCTTCCTCCTATTCAAAGACATTTTCTCTTAATTCCTTGTGGCTATATGCTTTAAGTTCGGCATTTGTATATTTGCTTAAATATTCATAACTGTTCCACATTACGTCCGCATCTATCAACATATCCAATGGAACTATTTCTTCCAGTAATGCTTTTACATGATTTATGTTTTTTGAAGATACAAGGGCGATTCTAACTCTTACAGTATTTCCGTTAACTGAAATCTCCACTTTACCTTTTCCGATAACAGCTTCCAATCTTTCTTTCAGAGCTTTTAGCGTGTATGGTGTTTTTTCATTTTCGACTGTCAATATTCTTAAACGCTTTTCTTCAAGAGTGTCATCATCCTGACCTTTTATGTTCATGTCGTTTTCTGTCCTTTTGCATTGCTCCAATGACATTGTACTAACCTGCATGTTAGATTCAATTTTCTCTATTTCAAGTGACAACTGCTCCTCTTGAACATCATTTAGCTGATAGATTCTCTGAATTTCCCTGATTCCAAGGATATGTTCATTATTTTCCATTCAATGTACCTCCTACCGGAATCTGCTTGTAATTAAATGCAATGTTTTTTGTAACTCCGTTTATTGTTGTACCGGTGCAATCAAGGATTCCTGCAACCGATAAAACAGCGTATTCAATTTGAGAAATTCTTACTATCGTTGTCTGACTGCTGCTCCATGAACTTCTTACTGCATATAAATACTCATTAATTTTATTCTGAATTGAATTCTTTACTCCTTCCCAAGAATAACCTGAAGCCAAGGTAATCTGAATGTTTACATTAATTGATACATTAGTCGGTGTTTTCAAGATAACATTGTGGCCAATAGGTGCAACTCCCTCACCTTCTCCTGAAGAGTCCATAGGACACACATATTCCTGTACTTCTTCCAAATCCTTTGCAACCACAGCCTTGTAAGAAGCATCAACCACCCATAATTCGATTGTTTTTCCATCTGTTGACCTCATTGGAATGCAATCTCGTACTGTTCCCTTTTGCTTTCCATATTCTTCTATGTAGTTTCTATATGCCGCCTTATTGCCGGCAAAAGGTTGTATGTTATATCTTATGTTCCTGAATCTCTGCTTGTATTCGTCAATGTTTTCTTCTTCTTTTCCGTATGAAATAACAGATGTAATAGAACCTCCCTTCCATTCATCCACATAATCAATTGGATCTAATTCTCCAATATTACTGTTGGCTTCTGTTCCTGCTGTATCACATACTGCCGTATACAAATATTTGTCCTCATTTTTTTCATTGAATGTAATAATTTCATAATCGTAATCATTACACGTAAAGCGACTGCCTATTTCTATTTCCTGAAGAAACTCGCATTGTACCTGCGGAGCTGTTGCTTCAATTCTTGAAACACCTCTGTCCGTAGCATATGTCACAAAAAATTCTTCTTCCATTGTTTCAATGTTTAAATTGTCATATGCTCTTGCCAAATCCATATACATTCCTTCAAGCATCAAAGCCTGTTTTGCACAGGCTTCATACATCAGGCTTCCTTCAGATGTATCCACATCAGAATTACTAAGCATTTCTTCTAATATGTTTTCAAATGTCTTATCCTCATACATTTACTTCTACTCCTTCTATCTCTCCAAATTCTGTTAATACCGTAAATTTGCAAATTAATGTGTCTGAATCTGCCTTAATGTCTACATCCTCAATGTCAGTAATATATGGATTAACCGTCAAACATTCCCTTATCATCGATTCTGCAATTGCCTTTATGTAATCTATGTCATTAGTCTGTCCTATAAGATTTTCCAATTCCTGACCAAAATTCCAAGTGTGATGTTCATATCTGTATCTTGGAGTTGCTAATGCGTTCCATATCCATATCTTTATTGCGTCAACTCCTTCAACCTTTCTTCCTGTCAACTGCCCAGTGGAAAAATCAATTTCATATTCCGCCGGAATACTCTCTTCTTCTAATTCTTCATCCTGTTCATCTTCTTCAATGTCAAAAGGAAACATTCTAGCCCACCTTTCCTAATATGATATACGTGTCTTCGTCCAATCTGCTGCATATTAGCGTATCTCCGCTTTTTAACTTTCCAACATGCTCACACTTCAAAAAGAAATCTGAATCCAGTTTTAAATCACCTATCTCGATTTCTTCCTCTGATACAGCTTCGCCATATACAAGTCCTGTCCCATTGTTATAGGAACCTTCCTTTCTCATTCTCTTAATAATTTTTTCATATGGTGTCATTAAACACTCTCCCTTGTCTTTTTAAATTCAATGTTAAGCTCCATTGTATGTATGCCATTTTCCCAAGTATGCGAATCGGATGTTATGTAATATGTTCCAGTTAATCCCGTTGACTTGTCCGTTATCTTAATGCTTTTTCCTGCAATTGCTCTTACATCACCAATGGCTTTAACACTTGCTTCCTTTGTGATTCCCTCAAAAAGTTTTTTAGCAGCCGTTCTTGAATTTACACCCTTCTCCTTTGTGTAAACTTCCGTATATCTGCCATATCTGTTAATTGATGAGGTATCCTTAACTACTCCAAGCCTTTTGCCTTTTTCTGAATAAATGGCAACTTGATTTACCATGCTGTCGGAATTTTCGCTATAACTTGCTTCTTCAATATTCAAATAAAGATTAACTCCACTGGACTTCCATTTTTCAGTCACAGACAAGGATGTCCCAGACATCACCGGCATATAGTACTTTTTATTCTTCTTGGATGCCTTGTTGTATGCTTTTACAATCACGTTATAAACATTCTCTCCTTCTGCAAGCATCTTCTTTATGTGAATTTTTGTTTTTGCCAAATTCTTTGTCTTGATTCCAACTTTATTGCAGGCTCTTTTAGTTATAGTTTCTGCTGTTGTATTCTTAAAAGTGGCTGTTATTTTATCCCTAATCAGATAATGCAGAAAGTCCTTGCTATCAATTGTTATTTCTCCAATTTCAGACTTTTTTTCTCTTCCTGTAACTATTCCCACGTAAAGTCTCTTATTGGCATAAAATGTAATTATGTCACCAAGCACTGCAGTTGGAGATTTAAATTTGCTGTCCGTTGGATTGTGTGCAACATTGTATGATAGTGTTCTTGATACCTGTTCCGCACTTCCTGACCAGGTAATGCTTGTTACATAATCTGTAATGTCAATGCCATTCTGTTTTATTTTCATATCTTAATCACCAACTTCTTGCCCTTTTTCAGCTTTGCAGTTACCTTCATTTTGTTTGCCTTTGCAATCTTCTTGGCATTTGATACTGAACCTGTAGTCTTTCTTGCAACCTTATAGAAATTGTCGCCTTTTTTACATACATATTTTTTGACCTTTACAGTTTTTTCAGCACGCTTTCCTTTTATCTGTCGTTCTTCTGTAAAAGTAATTGAATAAGACACATCGCCTGTTCCATCTTCCTCACTATAACTAAATGATGATATTACTCCATCAAAAGTTATTGCTCCTGATATTGAAACTTTCAAAGAATATCTGTTATTTCTAAAATTTGCAATTTTCTTTACCAACTCATAAGGTTCTGTATTATCTGTATCTGCAAAACCATATTTCTGTGCCGGGAAGAATGAAGAAAATGTAAGTGTTCTTAATTTTCTATTACCTTTCAACAGAATTTCGCCCATATTAACGATATTGACCGTTTGGTGGTCCTGTTCAGTTGTTACTTCAAAAGAAGACGGCATAACAGGTATTGTTAATGCCTGCTTACCGTCTGATGTTCCTATAGTTATCATATTCTACCTCTATGCCATGTTAACTGCTGCTTCTTCAAGTCTCTTCGCTAAAGCATCAGCAATCTTATCAATGTCTTCATCATTTCTCACTATGATTTTTTCACATAATTTTTCTATTTTGAAAATCACATTCTTCTTGCCTTCAGCTTTTGCCATCTGAATAGACTTGTCGTGTGGATAAACTCTACTGCCCTTTGGTAAATCAATGATTTCTGCACCTTTATCATGTACCATTGCCGGTCCACCGGCCCAGTTGTCAGTGCCTTTATACAGCATTGGGATTGTTGGGATATTAAAGGCTATCTTTTTACCACCAAGTCCCGGTACCCATTTAGGAATTTTAACTCCCAATTTATTAATG